CAGGTCGGTCTGAAACCTAGTCTGACATTGTTTATATCTAATCGGGAAGATTACAACGGTCAGAAGTACCTTGAATTCGAGGGCAAGGATTACGAGGTTATCAGAACGGACTGGAACGCACAGAGAGACGGACTGTCATTGATTTGTGAAGAGAGGGTAAAAAACGGAGCAAACGTCTACGTTGAAAGCGAATAATGGCTGAATCTATAACTGTTCAGCTCACACAGATTCTCGATGAATATGTGAATGTGGTAGGTGAGGTAGTCGAGAAAGCAGAAAGAAAAACTGCACGTGATGCTGTTCAGAAGTTAAAGAACACAAGTCCCAGACGGACCGGAGAATATGCTTCCGGTTGGTCTTCCAAGAAAGTGGGCAAAGATATGGTAGTTTACAATCGTACAGCGCCTGGTCTTACTCATCTTCTTGAGAACGGACACGTGATCCGAAACAAGAAAGGCACATTCGGACGAGCTCCGGCAATAAAACACATTGCACCTGTTGCAAATGAAGCGAGTCAGGAATTCGAGGAAAACATTCGGAGGGGTTTAAGATGACACTTTATCAGACATTACTGACTATCGGTCTTCCAGTATCGTATGCTTTCCATATCGATGCAGACAGTCCATTAGAACCGCCGTATCTCGTATACATTGGAGACGGACAGGACACATTCGATGCGGACAATACTCATTATTACAGGCAGAACCGATACCAGATAGAATTTTATTTCACACAGAAAAACGAAGAAATAGAAGCCGAAATCGAAGATGCACTTCTCGATGAAGGCTATTTATACGAGAAAAGCGAAGACGTTTATATCGAAGAAGAAAATGTCTTTGTGATTTACTATAACATTTAGGGAGGAACACCATATGGCTAACAAGGTTGAATTTGGAATCAGCCAGCTTCACGTTGGAACATACACAGACGACGGCGAAGGTAACATCACACTTGGATCTCCATACCATCAGGCAGGAGCCGTTTCGTTCAGTCCTGAAGCTTCTTCAGACCAGAACATTTTCTACGCTGACAACATCGCTTATTACACGACATACGGCGGTGGTCAGATGGAAGGCGACCTCGAAGTTGCAATGTTTGATGATTCTTTCAAGCAGAACTTCTTAGGTTATGAACTTCTGACAGATGGCGGTCTTGCATACATCAAGAACGCAACTAAGCCGGCTGTTTACATTGCGTTCCAGGTTGAAGGCGATGCTGAATCAAGAAGAGTAATTCTTTACAACTGTTCTCTCGGTTCAATTACAAGAGAATATTCAACGATCGAAGAATCTCAGGAACCAACAACTGAAACTATTCCTGTAACGGCAACAGGCGCTAACGACAACGGAGTAGTTATGGCTGTTTACAAGGAAGCCGATTCCGGATATGCTAGTTTATTCACATCACCTAGCGCACCGGTTATCGACCCAAGTAACTAATACACATGAGCGAGTCATTTCGGCTCGCTCTTTTTGAAGATTAAAAAGGAGATATTATGGAAAAAACAGTTCAAATCGGAAACAAGGAAGTCCGTCTGAATAACAACATCGGATGGGCTATTGATTATAGAGACCAGTTCGGGCAGGACATTATACCGACGCTTCTTCCAATGGTTGCAGCTGCTCTTGATCTGATTAAGGGTCTACTTGAAGAAGTTGAAGATACTAACAATTTAGAGTGGAGAGACATACTGAGACTCATTGACGGAGATACACTGTTTGATGCTCTCATTCATCTCGGAGGACTTGAGTTCAGAGATTTTATAAACATTACATGGGCAATGGCAAAATGTGCTGATGACAGTATTCCGGAACCGAGAACGTGGGTTAAAGAGTTTGAAGTCTTTCCTGTTGACGAACTCGCACCGACAGTGTTCGATTTAATCTTTAAGGGTGTAGTGTCCTCAAAAAACTTGACGAGGCTGAAGGACGTAAGGAAGAATCTTCAGCCGATGACCGACTCGAACTAAACGACCTGATTTTCGCAGCGCTCGAACGTGGACTGTCATACGAAGACATCAAGAAAATGCAGATAGGACATGTCGTTGACTTCTGCATTGATTTCAATAGAAGACAGGAACGAGCCGAGCGACAGGCGAAAGCAGAAGAAAAAAGAGGAAGAAGGCGTAAAGCAACGCAAGGTGATATTAACGCCTACTTCGGATAGGAGACTTTATGGCTGGAAATTATGTCTTGTACGAACATCGTAACAAGATTAACGGAAAGCGATACATAGGTATTACCAACAACACCACAAAACGTTGGTACGGCAAGGGTAAACATTACGAAAACTGTTCTTATTTTTGGAATGCGATTCAAAAATATGGTTGGGATAATTTTACGCATACCATCTTGCTTTCTGGGTTATCTCTAGAAGAGGCTAACAGGTTAGAAGTCGAGTACATAAGTGAATACAAAACGCAACAGAAAGAATTTGGCTACAACCTAGCAGCAGGTGGAAACAATGCGCCTACAATGTTAGGCAAACATCATTCAGAAGAGACTCGGGAAAAGATGAGGCAATCTGCCCTCGGTCGTGTAATTTCAGAAGAACAAAGAAAAAAGCACTCCAAATGGATGAGCGAAAACTTCCGTGGAAAGAGGAATCCTAGAAGTAGAGCCGTTAGGTGTATAAACACTGGCGAAGTTTTCGAGACTCAAACATTGGCGGCTCAAGCAAAGAACGTTCTTCAATCAAAAATATGGGCATGTTGCAACGGAAAACAAACGCATACGCACGGACTCCGTTGGGAGTACGTTGATGTAATGGGGGTGTAAAACATGGCAAGTGGCTCTATAAAAGGTATTACAATCTCCTTCGCCGGTGATACCACTAAACTTGACAAGGCTTTGAGAGATGTCCGTAAGTCAACGAAAGACATCGACAGCGAATTAAGAAAAGTAAATAACAGTCTGAAGTTTAATCCTGGTAACGTGGATTTATTAAGACAGAAACAAACTCTTTTAAATCAGAAGATAGAGCAGACCGAGAACAACCTCAAGGATCTTCGTAATATGCAGAAGCAGGTTGCTAATGATCCATCGCAGGGAAAGAACTCACAAGCTTATCGAGAATTACAAAGAGAAATAATTAAATCCGAAAACCAGCTGAAACGTTTCAATGCTGAACAGAGAAAAATCAAGGCGGCACTTTCACCGCTCGGACAGTTCGGTTCCAAAATGTCAGAAGTCGGAACGAAACTGACAGGTCTCGGACAAAAGATGCGTGGTCTATCAATGGCTGGCGCTGCAGTTACGGGTGCCATCGGTGCGTTAGCGGTTAAATCCGGTAAGGCAGCAGACGACCTGAATACACTTTCAAAGGTAACAGGCATCGCAACAGACAAACTGCAGTTATACAAACTTGCTGCAGAACAGGTTGACGTTTCTGTTGATGCAATCGCAAAATCACAGCAGAGACTCAAGAAGAATATGCTTACCGCTTCCGAAGGCGGTTCAGTAGCCGAAACGTTTAAGAAACTCGGCATCAATGTCAAGGACTCAAACGGTCAATTAAGAGATGCTGACGAAGTATTTAACGAAGCAATAAAGAAACTCGGTTCGATGAAGAATGAAACCGAACGAGATGCTCTGGCAATGAAACTCTTCGGAAAGAGTGCAGCTGAACTTAATCCGTTAATTGAAGACGGCGGTAAGGCGTATTCAAACTTAACTAAACTGATGAAAGAAAACAACATCAATTTGGTTGATCAGAAAACGCTTGATCAGGCTAATAAGTTCAACGATTCAATAGACAACATCAAGTCAATATTCGGTGCCACACTTCAGTCAGTCGGAACGCAGTTAGCAGCATACCTTGCTCCGGCACTTGAAAAGGTTGTCGGTCTTGTAGGAAAACTTGCAGGATGGCTTTCAAATCTGTCTCCTCAGGTCTTAACGATAATCGCAGTAATCGGTGGAATTGTTGCAGCAATCGCACCGCTTCTCTTACTTGCAGGAGCTCTTGCATCGGCTATCGGTTCGATTTCAAGCGCAATGGCACTGTTCGGAGTAACTACAACAATAGCACTCGGACCATTAGCGTTAATCGTTGCAGCAATAGCGGCGGTAATTGCCATTGGAGTTCTGCTTTATAAGAACTGGGATAAGATAATGGCAAGGCTGAACGGTCTGAAGAAGGGAATGGTACTCGTTTGGAACGGAATTAAAACACAGGTAACCGCAGCGGTCAAGAACTTGGTATCAATGCTGAAGCACGATTTTAATACAATCAAGACCGTAGCGACAACAGTATTCAATGCGGTTAAGAACGCAATAATGAATCCTATCAGAAAAGCGGTTGATTTCGTTAAGACAGCAATAGGAAAGATTAAAGGCTTCTTCCCGTTGAACATCGGAAAGATATTCAGCGGTCTGAAACTTCCGCATTTCAAGGTTACAGGCGGTAAGGCACCGTGGGGAATCGGAGGAAAAGGAAGTCTGCCGAAGTTCGATGTAGACTGGTACGCACGAGGTGCTATCTTCAACAGTCCGAACATCATCGGTGTCGGCGAAGCTGGACCTGAAGCCGTTGTTCCGCTCGACAAGTTCTGGAACAAACTCGACAATATGAGCTCCGG